TTGTGGACGAGGCTTCTGGTGTGCCTGAGAAGGTGTTTGAGGCTGCTGCTGGGTCAATGTCTGGCCACTCCGCGACTACGATTTTATTAAGCAACCCGACACGCTCATCTGGCACGTTTTTTGAAAGCCAGACGCGCATGGCGGAAAGCTGGTGGACTAGGCGCTGGTCGTGCGTGGATAGCCCGCTTGTGTCTGACGAGTTTGTTGACGAGATGCGTTCAAGGTATGGCGAGGACAGCAATGCGTTTCGCATTCGTGTGCTTGGCGAGTTTCCCATGGCGGATGACGACACGATCATTCCGTTTCACTTGGTTGAGAGCGCCATTCGCCGCGATATTGAGGTTACGCCTGACGAGAAGCCTATATGGGGCTTGGACGTGGCTCGGTTTGGCGCGGATAAGACTGCGCTTTGTAAGCGGTATGGCAATGTTGTGACTGAGATTACGTCATGGCAGGGCTTGGATTTGATGCAGACTGTCGGGCGTGTGATGGCCGAATACGAAGGCTTGCCGCCTTCTATGCGGCCAAAGGAAATACTTGTTGACAGTATTGGCGTTGGCGGCGGCGTTGTTGATAGATTGCGCGAGCTTGGCGCTCCTGTTCGTGGCATTAATGTTGGCGAGGCTCCAGCTATGGGCGATACATACATGAACCTACGCGCAGAACTTTGGTTTAAAACAAAGGGTTGGCTTGAGGACAGGTCGTGCAAGCTACCGAATGACGATCAGTTGCTGGCAGAGCTAACTTCGATACGCTATGGCTTTACTCCCGGCGGCAAGATGAAGGCCGAGAGTAAGGATGAGATGCGCAAGCGCGGGCTTCGTTCTCCTGACCTTGCTGATGCGTTATGTTTGACGATGGCCAGCGATGCTGCAACTGCATTGTCTGGTGCTATGTCAAGTTGGAAACAGGCTATTAAGCGCAATCTAAAAGGTATTGCATGAAGCCAGTTCCGTTTTACAAACTATCGCCTAAGATGAAGAATATCCGTATGAATCAATGGATTAAAATGTATATGGGCAAAGGCTTGAGCTTGGAGGATGCGCAGTATGCTGCAAGGTGGCGTGCCGGGCATTGGAAGCTAAACGCGCGTATGGAGAAGGTGCTAGAAGGCGTCAAGGATGTGTGATATGCAACCTGCGTGGCATTATCAGATAAACTGTGCTAATGTGCAGAAAAATGAGGATTGACATTATGACACCATGTAAAGGCTGCCCCACCCCTGCTGGATGTAAGCGTGCAGGCAAATGCTTGTCTAAAAAATACGGGAAGTAAGTTATGGGCATTTTTGATTTTCTAGGCGATCTTTCATCAAAGCGCAGCAAAGAGCTTGGCCTTGGCGGCTTGCAGTCTTTGCTAGGCACACGCGGCGCGGCGCAAGCTGGCGCGATTGGCGATGAGATGATTGGCATTACGAACAAGGATAGCTTGCCGGGTTACTTTAACGAGCAGACCCGAGAGTATGTGCCTTGGTACGTTGATTTGTTTGACGGTGGCGGCTTGAACAAGGCTGGCGGTCAAGCGCAAGAGGAGGCCGCAAAGTCTGGCGCTGCGGGCGTTACCCCCGGCGGCGCACCTATGGCTCAGCCGGGTTTGTTGGCGAATAACCAACTATCTGACATGGAAAGGGCAAATCGTAGTCGTGCGTCTCAAATGACGCCAAGTTTAGGTAGTCAGCTATCTGATATGGAAATGGCGAACCGTAGTCGTGTTGGTATTGACCCACGCACACCAGAACTTCCTCGTGTGCGTGAAATACAAAACAATCGTTACAGCAATTTAATAAAACTTGACGGCGGAGAATTGCTAAGAACAGACACAAATAGGCTTGATTTTTATAACCGCAACATGAAGTATCGGGAAAATCTTAGAGATAACCCACCAAATATAGCTATGCCCGAAGAGCCTATTGTGCCTTCTTTACCTGATATGTTTAGCAGCGATCCAGCCCAAGTAGGTTCTCAAGTTATTCCTGCGTCTGGCGGCAATATGGCAATTAACATCCCTGCGGCTCAAAATAGAGACCAAATGATTGCTAATCAAATAGACTTGCAGCAATTAAATGAAATGCAGGCTCATCCTCTTTATCAAAATTTTGCGCAATCACCTTTTGGCGAAGGCGATAAAAAATACTACCCGGTAGAGTTTTTTAAATACCTTCAAGCAACGGGCGGATAAATGGCAATTACAACTTACGCAGAGCTAAAGTCTAGCATAGCCAACTGGCTAAACCGTGACGATCTCACATCGGTCATTCCTGATTTTATAAGTTTGACTGAAGCGGGCATTAATCGTGACTTGCGGCATTACAAGATGATAAACCGCGTTGATGCTACGCTTGATAGCCGTTATGTGCAGATGCCTGCTGATTGGCTTGAGACTGTACGCTTTGGCATTACATCTGGCACAACTTATCGCCTTGAGTTGATTTCTCGCGATGACATGCTTGAGTATCGTCAGAACACGTCTGACATTGCTGGCATCCCAAAGTTTTACGCAAACATTGGCGATACCATTGAGGTTTTCCCAACGCCTGCCGCTGAGTATCAGATGCAGCTTCAGTATTACGCCAAGACGCCTGCGTTGAGTGACAGCAACACAACTAACTGGCTTTTGACTGACGCGCCGGACATTTACCTGTATGGCTCGCTAATTCAGGCTGCACCATACCTAAACGACGACGCTAGAACGCAAACTTGGGCGGCCTTGTATTCGTCAGCGATGCAGTCTTTGCAAAAAGCGTCAGATGACACACGCTTTGCTGGCTCTGGCCTAAGAATGCGCGTGACTAGCTATTAAACTGAAACTGGTGTATAACCGCCGCAGATATATCTAACAGGAGAAATCCATGTCACTTACTAACGCTTTCGAGACGCACACGCTCGAATATCTACTCACCACAGGCAGCGTGACCCGTCCGACGAATTGGTACATTGGCCTGTTCACTTCCGACCCGACTGACACCGGCTCCGCTGGCACTGAAGTTGCTGGCAACGGCTACGCGCGAACAGCAGTGACATTCTCAGTCACAAACGATGTTGCGTCTAACACTGCGGGTGTTGAGTTCCCTGCGGCGACTGGCGGGAACTGGGGGACGATAGGCTGGATCGGGGTTATGGACGCATCGTCTGGCGGCAACATGATAATCCACTCTGCGCTCACAACTGCCAAGGCGATCAACGACGGAGATGTATTCCGCATCCCAACGGGCGACCTTGACATCACGGCAAGCTAATGGCGCTGCGCTCCACATATAGCTCGGGAGTTTTTAACTCCGGGCTGTACGGCGAGCCTGAGACGACGCAGGCTGCGGCCTCTGCGGCTATCGGAGTGTCAGCCGCAGCGAGCGCAGTAACTGTTGTCAACGCATCTGCATCCGCAGCTATAGCTGTTAGCTCCTCCCAGCCGACTGCCATTCGCGTCGCAGATGCGGCGGCAGACATTAGCCTCGGCGGTATCGCCAGCGTTTCTGCGATTAAATATGAAGTCATCCCCGGATTTCGTCCGGGTTACGGTCTCAACACTTTTGGCTCTTATCTTTACGGCAAGAATATCAGTATTGAAGAGGGAAGCGCATCAGCCGTCATCTCCGTCGGTGCAACAGCATCGGCGCAAGTTACGCGGAATGTTTCAGCATCCCCGGCCATCGTTATTTCCACAACATCGAATGCGGTTATTGATGTTGTCGGCGCTGCAACCCCAACTGTTTCAATATCCACAGATATAGTGTATAACCGCATAAGATTGATGGCGGCTTCGGATGAGTTTAATATCACGGCAAGCGTTTCCGCCCGTTACAAGTGGCTTGAGGCGGCTGATCCGACGACAAGCTGGACAGAGGCAGATTACTTAGAGAGGGCCGCGTAATGGCTGATGGAACTACAACAAACTATGGCTGGGTCCAGCCGGAAGTTGGTGCAAGTGAAGACACTTGGGGGACCAAGTTAAACGCAAACTGGGCCGCTGTTGACACGCTGCTTGGCGGCGTTACGAACACCGAGTTTGAAATTCTGGATGGCGCAACCGTTACAACGGCAGAGCTTAATCTGTTGGATGGCGTTACAGCGACAACAGCAGAAATCAACTACGTTGACGTTGCGACGCTTGGTACATCTGAGGCGAGCAAGGTTGTGACTGCGGATGCGAATGGCGACGTAAATCTTTCGGAGGAGTTGAAGGCTAAGAGCTACAACGAAACATATGTCTCTTTGTCTGGCACTACCCCATCAGTAAATTGTGAGGCGGGAAATGTGTTTGCCCTAAGCACGACAGGGAACACGACATTTACGTTTAGTAACCCGCCTGCAAGCGGTACGGGTTACGGTTTTGTTTTGAAATTGACTGCTGGCGGCACCCATACAATAACATACCCAGCCTCTGTTGATTGGGCGGGCGCTACAGCGCCAGACGCGCCAGCAAGTGGCGAAACGGATGTCCTTGTTTTTACTACTATAGACGGCGGCACGACATGGTATGGCGCTCTTTCCATTGACGCTGCTGGATAATTGCAATGAGTAATATATCGAAAATAATGAACCAAGCAGCCGCAGGCGCAGGTGGCGGTTTAAGTGTTGACGATGTGTTCAGCACGGATACTTATGCAGGCAACTCATTGGCGCGCAGTTTTTCTAATGGCTTAGACCTTTCGGGTGAGGGTGGTCTGGTTTGGATTAAACAGAGAACAAGCTATGACAGAAACCACACGCTTTACGATACAGAGCGCGGGGTTGACAACCGTTTATTCACAAACTCATCAACTGCCCAATCAGCAGGCAGTGGCAATCAGCTGACAGCTTTTAACTCAGACGGCTTCAGCCTTGGAACTGATACTGGCAATTACGGTGTCAATTACGGCTACAGTGGAGGCGGCGATTACGTTGCTTGGAGTTTTCGGGTGGCTGAAGGTTTTTTTGATATTGTAACTTGGAGCGGCAACAACGCTTCTTCCAGAACTATATCACACAACCTTGGCGCGGTGCCGGGCGCGTACACTGCCAGAAGTTACTCAAATAGTCAGGATTGGTGGGTTTATCATCGAAACGCCAACGAGGACGGCGGCGGTGATCCAGAAGATTATGCCTTGAAGCTGCACGAAACTGGTGGGGATGAAACTACATCAAGATGGAATAACACTGCCCCGACAGACACTACATTCACGGTAGATCAAGATCTTAATTTTTCTGGCAGAAATTATATCGCCTACCTTTGGGGGCATGATACTTCTGATGAGAGCCTTATCAAGTGTGGTGTGTATGCGGGCAGCGGCAGTTCGTCTGGCAATTCGGTCAATGTAGGCTGGGAGCCTCAATGGGTCTTAATCAAGTGCCTTACTAACGGCACAGATTGGGGGATCATAGATAATGTTCGAGGTTCCACCCAGTATCTGCGTCCCAACTTAAGCGCCGTTGAGAACAGCCCAAATTATCTGACGTTTAGTAGCACTGGATTTGACCTCACGTCGAATGACGCTCGTGTGAACGAGAGTGGGGCAAATTACATATATATCGCCATCCGAGCTGAAGGCGCTTAATCCTCGAAGGAGACCTTAAATGTACGTCAAGATCACAAACGGCAACGTAGACACATACCCCTATAACGTAGGGCAACTACGCCGTGATAATCCGAACACCTCATTTCCAAAGCGCATCCCAGATGAAATGCTTGCAGAGTGGGGCGTGTATCCTGTTACTTTAGAGGATCAACCTTCTTACACAGATCGTACACAAGCCCTTGCTCAAAACGCAGCCCCTACAGGAAGCGGAGCCAGCTGGACTATCGGCTGGACTTTATCTGACAAGACTTCAGAACAAGTGCAGGCGTATGATAGCAATGCTGCGGAGGCTGTACGCACCAAGCGCAACACGCTTCTGGCTGAGACGGATTACTTTGCGTTGACTGATGTAACGATGGACGCGGCGATGACGAGTTATCGTCAGGCGTTGCGTGACATTACAGATCATGCGAGTTTCCCGCACATCGAGGACGGCGACTGGCCGACTAAACCTTAAAAGGGGAGAAGGCACATGCCGTTAATCCCTCTTAATATTCCAGCAGGCCAATATAGAAACGGCACTGAGTATCAGTCTCAAGGCCGTTGGCGTGATGGCAACTTGATCCGCTGGCATGAGGGTGCTTTACGCCCGGTAGGCGGCTGGCGTCAGCGCGGAAGCGTTGATTTAGGCGGCGTAGCGCGCACAATGGTTGCTTGGGAAGACAATTCCAGCAATCGCCGCGTGGCGTTTGGGACGCACAACAAGCTGTACGCCATGACCTCTGGAAACACTGTCAGTGACATTACGCCAGCTGGGTTTACCGCTGGTCGCGTGGATGCAACGGCTTTTACTGGCTTTAGCGGCGGCACATTCAACAGTGGAATTTACGGCCTCCCTTCTGAAGACACTGGCAGCATTTTGCGGGCTACGACTTGGAGTTTGGAGAACTGGGGCGAGTATTTACTCGGCTGCACTGCTGACGATGGAAAAATTTATCAATGGACGCTTAATGGCGGAACGCCAGCCGCTGCGTTACCAAACGCACCCACAAATTGCTCTGGAATGATGGTAACAGAGGAGCGCTTCGTTTTTGCGTTTGGGGCGGGTGGCGATCCGCGTAAGATTGCTTGGTCAGACCGAGAGGATAACGACAACTGGACGCCAGCTGCAACAAACGAAGCTGGTGACATTCAAATCCAGACTAACGGCGTGATCCTAAAAGGCTTGAGAACGCGCGGTCAGTCTCTAATACTCACCGATCAAGACGCCCACACAGCCACATACTCCGGTCCACCATTTGTATATGGATTTCAAAGAGTTGGCACTAGCTGCGGCTTGATCGCGACTAACGCTGCTGCATCTATTGACGAGGGTGTAGTTTGGATGGGACAGCGCTCGTTCTTTGTTTATTCTGGCGGTGCTGTGCAGTCTCTGCCGTGTGAGGTTTCTGACTATGTGTTTAGTGATATAAACAACGATCAGAAATCGAAAGTTCACGCTGTTGTGAATAGCCGGTTTAACGAAATATGGTGGTTTTACCCAAGCGGTGGCAGCACTGAGTGCGACAGATATGTGTGTTTCGACTACGCAGAAAAGATCTGGACTACTGGCGAAATAAACCGCACCGCTGGCGTTGATCGAGGCGTATTCCGTCAGCCGTTTTGGATTAACGCAGACGGCATTCTGTACGAACAGGAAATTGGCTTTGACTACGGTGGGCAATCTCCGTTTGCTGAGACAGGCCCGATTGCGTTGGGGGTAGGTGATAACGTGATGGCGGTGCGCGGCATGATCCCCGACGAGAAGACGCTCGGAGACGTGAACGCCACGTTCAAAACGCGCTTTTATCCGACAGACACTGAACGAGATTACGGCCCGTTCAGTATGGCTAACCCAACAAGCCTGCGGTTTACCGGGCGACAGATCAGAATGCGCGTGACGGGTGATGCGTCGTCAGATTGGCGCGTAGGAATTATGCGGCTTGACGCTGCTTCGGGTGGTAAAAGATGAGCCGGATGCTCCCACCAATCACTATGGACTTGAGTAAGTGGGCTGAAAACCTCCAGCGCTACCTTGGCCGGGCTTTAGACCAGCTCGGATTTAAGGAAACTTACTCGTCGGCCTCTCAAAATGGCGTCATGCTTTGGGATAACGTGAACGGCTACCCGGTGGTCTCAAAGAACGGTGAGTGGGTGCAAGTTGTTTTGGAGGATGGTAAATACTCTGGGGCAGTGACAACTGACCAAACTGCTGTAGCTATAAACACAGCTTACGCACTGACTTACACCTCCAGCACCGCTGACGGTATTGCTAACGGTACTCCAGCCTCTCGCATTGTGTTCGATGAGGCTGGTCAGTATATGATTAGCTTTTCTGCGCAGATTGCATCGACATCAAGCTCAACTGTGAACTTCTGGTTTTGGCCACGGGTCAATGGCTCTGACGTTACCGGGTCCACAATGAAAAACGCACTACACCAAAACGGGGCTGTTTTGGTTGTTTCGCGCTCTGCAATATTTGAGCTTAACGCTGGAGATTACCTTGAAGCCATGTGGGCAGTAGACAGCACCAATGGGTTTCTTGACGCAACAGCCGCAACTGCGTTTGCGCCTGCCGCGCCAGCCTCAACGATAGCGATTACGAGGCTACATGGATAAAGAGCTAGACAGATGCAAGCCTTGGATTGAGGCAGCTTTAAGCTACAGCGGTGGCACTCATGGATTTGATGATGTGGTCGCTGGGCTGCAAAAAGGCACGTTGCAACTGTGGCCTACGCCAAGGGGGTGCATAGTCACTGAAATAGTGGTATATCCGAAGAAACGTG